CGACTAGCCATTCAGCCATTCAGCCATTCAGCCATTCAGCCATTCAGCCATTCAGCCATTCAGCCATTCAGCCATTCAGCCATTCAGCCATTCAGCCATTCAGCCATTCAGCCATTATATACCATTTCGCAGGGCTGTATTGTGCATTCCAATAATAATTGCATTTATATCGCCGAATAATTCATTCGCAGAAAGAATATTTGTGACTCCTGGTTCGTTGGCCGGCTATGTCTATTACCCTCCCATTAAAAATGGAGCGTCTGGAGGTGGTGAGGGAGGTGAGGACTCATCGACATTGCAGCGTTGCACCTTCAGTCCAACTCAGGGTGATCAAACCGTCACTGTTAACGCAGAGAAACTGTACGAATATACAAAACCGATACAGCTTCAATACACGATTGCTGGTGGAGATGGTGGAGGTGGGCTAGCAGGAGGCGGCGGTGGATCGTCGGCCATTCTTTTAAATGGTGCTGTTGTAGTGGTTGCACCAGGTGGCGATGGAGGTGAAGGTGCACGCGAGGTCAGAGGGCGTATTACGTTAAAAGCCAATGACCGAATTCGATTTGTCTCGGGTGGGGGTGGAGGGGGAGGCATGGCCTTTGCTGATTCAATGGGTGGTCAGGTCACTGTAGGAGGGGGCGGCGGGGCTGGGTGGAGGGGCGGCGGTGCTGGTGGTTCACACCCTAGTCGGAGCATCGACTTCTCCGAGAGCAAACCTGCTGCTGGCAGAGGTGGCGCCGGTACGCCAGGGCAGGGGGGCAATGTAGATGGCGGCACAGCAGGTACCTCAGGCAGTGGATCACAAGGGGGAGTGTCTACATTTCCAGATGGTAGTAGTTTGAGTCAGGGATTTGATAATGGTGGTGTATATAGGAATACTGGAAATGTATCCGGTGATTATGTTAGTACGTTCAAACTCGTAGAACCACAAGTATATCGATTGCCCGCTACTGAAAATCGAGCAGGTTCAATGTCTAAGTATTTTTTGAAATCGTATTATCGTAATTATCCAACTCCAACAGCAATAATTAATGGTTCGACGACTAATTTACTTAATTGGGGTTCAAATTTCTTGATTGTTTATGGTGGAGGCGGGGGCTCGCTAGGTCGATCTGGATTCCCCGCTTTTATGGTGCACCACGGAGGCGATGGTCTCTGGTATGGACCTGGCTATGAATTTCAGTACATCTTTAATAGCAATGTTAACGTCATGAATAATCGAATCGGACCTGTAAAGGTTGGAGAAACAATCAGGAGCTTGCCCGCCCACAATTACGATTTGAACCTCACTAGGCCTGTGGCCGACGACAGTAAGGGTGCAAACCCTGGACAGATTGTCACCAGCTACCAGGCTCCTATTTGTGGACTATTAGAGTAAACGGAAAATTATGAACCCTATAAAAGTTTTGTACGAGGTCAAGATGAGCGAGATTCTGAAGTCCAAGCAGCTGGATGCAGATAGCCGCTTGGCACTGTGGCATTCAAGGCCTTGGCAGCACAGGGCGCTGCACCGCTGGAACGTCTTGGCGGCATACGTTCAAGGCTTGATCTCGATCCGCAATTTGTGGAACGGGTTGCGCCACGCGCATGAGGTGGTCATGCTGCCGTTGCGGTCGCCTCGGCGCGGGATGATCTTCGTGTGTCCTGCAGCTGTTCGTGAGTACGAGGAGATGTGTGGGGCTAACGGCCCGGGCGCAACCGCTAAAAGCGTAGCGCTGGAGCCGCTTGAGCAGCCGTCAGCCGGAGGGGAAAAAGTTCAAACGGTTGACAGTTCGGTGCGCAGCCCATAGAGTCCCATCCGTGCGTCAACGAGGAAGCCTCTAAACATAAATGTCCGCTTAGTTAGTGATCGCTATGACTGTGAGCCGCTTCAAAGCTCACTTTTTTTAGCGATCAACTGATAGATACGATGTATATTATGTTTAATCGTATACGCTCCTAGATCGAGAGCGCTTTTCCAAGGACCAGCAAACATCTAGCCGCATACCCTGCGGCTTTTTTAACGATGTTCAGATCACCAAGACCTGCTGGCCTGCCCCATCTGCATAGCCTGCTGGACAACATCCAGGCCAGCGAAAAAGAGATAGCCCGGCTCCTAGACATATCAGTCCCAACACTCCGCAAATACAAAGCCAAAGGGCAAGCACCGCGAACCGTGATGCTTGCCCTTTTTTGGGAGTCCACATGGGGCCTGCGGACTGCTGACGTGACAGCCGCGAATCATGCAGCACAGTACTTTTCTCTAGCGCAAAGTCTTAAGCGGGAAAATCAAAGGCTTGTCAAGCAATTGCTGACAATGGAGCAGGAACTTACGCGGTCAGCCACAGGGGCAGCGAACGGGCCTATTTTTCGCTTACCACAAAGCAGAAATTGAGATTTGCATATACCTGAGCCGCTTCGCGGGTTGTTTTCTAGAGCGCGAAATTAGGACTGTGGTATGCGGTGCGAAAGAGGCGCGGCGATGACTGTGCAACATCGACCGCAACGACACGACAGCGGTAGACCGGCAGATATCTGGAAGCCTACCCAGGCGCGCTAGAGACACCCTACCCCATGACGCCGGGTACGTCGCGCGACAAGCGTTGACATGGGGCGGTGCCCCATACCCCTCATCTGTCCATCAGCGTTGAGCGCACCTGAGCATTGCGGCGCGCGAGTGCAGCGCTGTAGCCATCGTGCTGCGGCTCCTGCTGAGCCACAATCTGCGGCGCTGGCTGCTGCACAAATCCGGGTGTGGGTCTGTCGCTGCGGGCGCCGGTGGCGGTGTCGATAACCACCGGCTTATCACCTCTGCCGCTGGCCGTATACGGAGCGTCGCAAGTGACCGGCCGCACCACGCTTTGATATGTGACCGTCGCCATGCAGTTCGCCAGCCGATGGACCTTGTAGCTTGCACCAAGTCATCACTTGTGAGATCAAACACGCGGCGCCCCTCGCTGCTGACAACAAATGTGATCTGTACCCTGCCCTGCTTACTTAGGTCGCCAGTCATGTGAAGCAGCTTGCCAAAAAGCGGGTCTTTGACCTCTGGTGCAGTTGGGGCAGCAGACGCGCCTGCAGGCTGATGTGGGGCCTGAGCGGGGTCCTGGTCCGCTGCAACAGCGGCCGGGGGATGCTGAACCTGCACAGGTGCAGCGGTACCAGGTCGCTGTAACTGGGGGGATTTTTTGGCTGTAGGTGCAGTCTTGTGGCCCCACACGCTGGTGTCGTCCTGGGGCCAGAACGCATAGGCCATATACGCGATGGCAACGGCCCAGAAAAGCCATGTGAAACGGCGGAATTTGACAATGAAGGGCGACACGTCCTGGACCTTAGATTCCGAAGATCCGCTGCTTTGCGTGTTGCTCTTGTAGAGCCCGAAGTATTTGGGCTCGTACTTTCGTCGGTCCGTCTGGATCACGGCACCCCGATAGCCCGCGTGGACCTTGCGAATGTACTCATCTGCATTACCCAGGATGTCGGCCTTGCGGCAGGCAATCCGAGTCGCTATGAGCTGGGCAATAGGTTGATTGATGTCCCTGAATGATTGAGTCATCAGCAGCACATCAGAGTTGTAGTGCCGGTGCAGCTTGAACCACTGGACAACCTCATCCGGCGTGCCTACCTTTGGCAGCGAGACGTGACATTCATCGATGACGTACAGCGGGCCTTGATTCTTGCGACCGCGCCATGTGCTGTAGTAGTCCCAGACGCACCCAAACGTGAAGATGTTTTCGGCCTGGGGCTCGGGCTCGCGGTCCGTCCACAAACGGAACGCCTCATGCTCAGCGATATTTGCAGCGTTCCAATCCCCGATGCGAGGCGCAGGCCTAGTCCGAATTTCGATCAGATCGCGCCAAGCCGGGTCGATGGCCGCAAAGGCGTCGATGTTGAGGGGCAAATTCGTAATGACCTTGCGCCCGGACCGCAAAGCAGGCAGGACGTGATAAGCCACGGCCTCATAGCTCTTGCCCGAGCCGGGGATGCCTTCGAGCGCATTAATCATCAGTAATCCCCAGCAGTCAAAAGACGAGCACAGATAGCAACCAAAACCAGACACATAAACGAGAGAGCGACTAAAGCCGCAACAACACAATGGATGTTGTCAGGCAAATTCGAAATACTGATCATGAGCCGAGCCTTGTGAACGGGATGAGCTGCAGTGCGAGCCGGATGCCGATGGCCGTGGTGATGATCGCGACGGCAGATCCCACACCGCACAAAGCCATGACGTTCAGGATTTCTTCGGGCAAACCACCAGATGGCGCGAAGCCCTGCAGGCCGCTCAGGTCCAGCGCCTTGACAGCAGAAACAACAAGGTCGAGCAACTTTTCGACAACCCAGCAGACTAGGTCCGTCGCCATGTCCCACAGCGCCTTCAAGACGTTGACGACGAGGTCAGAAAAAAACTTGACGAGCGTGGTTATCGTGTCCCTGATCCAGTCCACGAAATCGGTCCATGTGGACTTGAGCCAGCCCACAAAGTCAGAAATGGTTGTCTTGAGCCAGTTGAGCATGTCAGCCCCCAAAAACGAGCCGACGCGCGAGCAGCAGCGCGGACAAGATGGTGATGGCCTTGAGCACTCCCCAGAGCCAAGTCGGTGGCGATATGTCGCGCTGGCCGAAGTTTCCGATGCCACCCATATCAAGGTCGATGATCCAGGTGGGAGGGGTGCCTCCGTCCGCTACTTTGGGCATCAGATCACCAACAAGATTTGCGATCGGTGCGCTCTTGATTTCTGCGGTCTTGGCGCTCCAGACACCTGCTATGCCGTCGGGGTATTTGGTCGTGTAGAGCTTGGGCTGCTCAGGGGCGCCAAACTTGCCAAAGGCAGGCTTGCCGGGCAGCGTGGGGCCATCGTTATCTTCGCAGTCCGCGCCTTCGCAAGAGCCACTGCCCGAGCCGCCGCCAGAGCCTCCGCCAGTGCCCGTGCCCGGTTTCTTTGTTGGGTCGAGCGCGCCACAGACACTGCTACCGGAGTTTTTGGCGCAGTAGTCATCTTTGGTGGTCGTGGTGCTGGTCGTAGTTGTGCCAGTCGTGTTGCCGCTGCTGTCCTTGCCGGTGGTGGTCGTGGTCGTGGTACAGCTATTTCCTGTGCAGGTGGTTTTCGTGTCGGTCTTCGTGGTGGAGCCGTCTGGGTTTTTCTTCGTCTCGCTCTTGTTGTCGCCCTCTGCGCCGGACCAGGGCAAACACACATCTTTGCCATTAACAGTGCCGGCCTGACCGTTGCATTTGCCGGGGTCTTTGCTGTCGGGGGGAGTGACCTCTTTTTCGTCTTCCTTTCCCTCGTTGAGCTTGTTGATGACGTTTGGATCGCAGGTCGATCCCGCGTAACTGCCCGTGCCTGTCGTGTACCACTTGCCTGCATCATCCTGCACGGACACAGTCGTACCAGTACTGACCATGCAGCCCTTAGAGCACCCTGGAAACGCGGGCTCGCTCCAACCACCAGAGTTAGCATTTTCTGCCGCGTGGCAAACGAATTCAGCCCCCATCCCGGGAGCACGAAAAATCGCATTCCAGCCTTGTTTTTTTCGGTCTGAGCAGAAATCTTCAAGGCCTTTACAGGCATCAACGTTCCCACCATCTCCCCCCCCAGTTCCATCAGAAACGCACTCTCTGCCCTCTAGTTTTTGGCCTTTTGGACAACTAAGCTTTTCAAACCATGTGCCGATTGGGCCTGATACACCGACCCCAGGCTTGTATTTGTTGCAGACAGGGCCATCAGCGAAACCAGTCCAACCCTCAAGCCCCCCGCAATTGCCACCGCAAACCGGCAAGCCAGCCGCACAAGCGGAATCAGCGCTATCAAACGTTGGATCTAAGACAGCAGGCGGGTTTACGAAATCGGGCGTGCGATAACCATATTTGATGATTGGAGCAGCAGCATATGCCGAGATGCCAAAGACGATAAGCGCGAGGGCGCAAAGAGTCCTGAATAGATTGCGCATCAGATCCTCGCAAGCATGAAAAAACAAATCGCCCCGATCGCGCCGATCAGCGCGAATACGGCGTGAACAGCGACGACCAGGGCGACGACCAACATGCCTAACGCCTGTTAGATTTTGGCGATGATGCGCTTGACGACCGAGGGACCCTTCATGACAAGGGCGATGCCGACGATGACCAGTGCCAGGGCCGTGACCTTTGCGGCGATACCGGCCACATCGACAGCATCGAACAGGTCATCGATACCGGCAGCGTGCGAAGCGGACACGGCCAGGGCCATACCGGTGGCAGCAGCGGCCTTGGAGCCGTATTTGCGAGCGAGGTTGCGAGCGTTTGCGAACATGGTATTTCCTTGAAAAAGTTGGGTGAAAAGGTGCGAACTTGCACCGCAGAGCCGCAGGGCTCTGGGCTGCAAACTCAGATCCTGCGAACCATGCGCAAGGCAACGCCCAAGCCGAAGCCGAGCATTGCGAGCGCGAAGACAAGACCGAAGCCGATGCCCACGGCTACAGACACACTGCCGGGGGTGATGCCCAGCGCGGCGAGGTCCTGCAAAGTGACCTCGGTTACCGCGACCTGATGCCCTGGCTGGCAGGGCATTTCGGGCTGCGTACAGATGAAATAGCCAGACATCAGCCGCCTACGAAGTCTTCGTAGTCATCCTGGGAGTCCGTATCGATGGAGCCGCACTCCGTACAAGCGACTTCGTCGGAACCCTCCTCCTGCTCGGTGTCAAAAAAGGACCCGCAGCCGTAGCAAACGTAGGAACTCATAAAAAAGCCTCCAAATTGGTTAAACAGTCGATTGACGTGGTTCACGGCGCAGGTGCGGTGCCTCCCCGCAAGCGGGGCCCCTCCGCACCCGCGCCGCCGATCCACATGAATGGCCCGTGCGCTTCGATTCGCCGCGGGGTATGTCTGATGCGCACAAAGCGCGAAAAACCGCCGCCCGTTGGTGCGAACTCAGGCAAGAGAAGCTCGCCTGTCTCAGCATTGACGTAGCCGCCTCCCTTTGCAGGTCGGAAGCGGTCGGTGATCGCAGCATTGCCCTGCACATACGCAGGCCAAAGAACCCAGCGACGGCAACCACGGCCAGACTCATCCAGGCCACCAGCGCCGTGAATTCGTGCCCCATGAGGGAACCCCCCTTGAATCTTTGAAACGTCTTTCGTGGCGTACTTCATGAGATAGGCCACGGGCGCGTAAGCCTCGACGCGGTTGGACATGCCATGGCCCCACATAGGCGCTTGCCAGACGCCACGTGCACGCCATGCGCGGTCAGGTTTCGGAGGTGTCAAACCGGCATCCAGCCAAACGACGACGTGGTAATGGATCACGCCGCGCCGCTGCAGCTCAGCGACCCAGGCGTAACGCACTTTCTTCTCGCCCGTGCGGCTGTAGTGCCACTTGCGAAGACCGTCCAGAAAGCGGCTGATGTGCTCCGGGCGCCAGTCCCGGTTTGTGCCTGCATAGGTCAGCGTGAGCATCCAGACACGCTGATTTTTTGGACCCTGGTTGTGCAGGCACTTGGCCGACACGCCCAGCGCCTTGCGCATGCGCGTCAGGCGGGTTTTTTGGTGGTCGATTTCAATGGTGTTTTCAGTGAAGAAATCGACTACCGAAACACCCTTGCAAGTTGTTGATAGTGAGACAAGCCCGGCGCTTCGCGCCTTCTCGCCCTGCGCATCGGCCAGGGCCTGTGTAGAGGCCGCAGAACGGGCGCGCCAAGCCTCCACCACCCGACCCATACGGGCGGACTGCTGCCACGGCTGGAAGGCCGGGCGCGCGTCTTCCTTGAAGCGGAAATCGCTCATGCTCCAGCCCAATCACGGAATGCGGCGCGCTTTGCCGCTGCCTTGGCACGACGCTCCGCAGCCAGGTCGCTGTAACAGCGGCCCTGGTCTGCTGTAACAGCGGCCGGCGAGCAGCTCGCTGTAACTGCGATCGACCGCTGTAACTGCGAGCCGGCGCACTTGGCCGCCAAATCAACGAGGAAACGGGCGAATGCCGGTGGCGTGCGCTCCCGATCAGCGGGCGAAAGCCTCAGCGTGCGGCCCCCAGCTCGATGTAACTGGACGGGCAGATCTCCGACTTGCTCACGGCTGCAACCGACGATGTAGAGATAGGTCGGCTTCGGCGCTGCGTGACCCCACCAGCCTTGATCCACCAGCAGCGTCCAGCCGCCGAATGCATCGACGTGGCCGGGGTGAGGCAAGCCAGCAGCGGGCCACAACGTGGAGCCCCACGGGTGTTCCAGCACGCCACCACAGCGGCGCACCTGATCGACCGCGAACAGCGCCAAGGCCTTCTCATCGGGACGCGGCTTTGCCCAGTGACGCAGACGCCCCCAGCCACGACATGGAGGATGGCAGACAACGGGATTGGCGCCGACATAGCCGCGTGCATCGCGCTCCGCATCCCACACATCGCCCACCAGCTCGAAGTAACAGGAATCGGAACGAGCAAAGAGGACCGACACGCCAGGTCGCTGTAACAGGGCCGAATCACTCATGCCATGCACCCCACCGCAATAATGAAAGCGGCCTGAGCGCGCAGGCGCCAATGCAGGTCGTACACGCGCTTGTCAAAGTCAGGAGGCAGGCGACGGCTACGCTCGAAATACTCCAGGTCGAGCAACCCTTGCTTGAGCGCGAACAGATGCCGCGCCATGTCGCTGGGACCATCGGCGCGGTACACGGGCAGCAGGCGCTGCGGCAGAGCCGCATACGACATACCCGCCCCGGGAAAAGCAGATACGGCATGGATCATTTAGAACCCCTGCCCGCCCAGCGGCACGTCGCCAGACCAGTAGCTGGCATCTGTGTAAACCACACCGTCATCACCGATGGTCAGCGAGACCGTGACGCGATCCGCCTTTGCGGCGGACTGGTGCGAGTTGAAGCAAAAAAGGAGCGCCAGGAGCGCCCCTTCTGCCATGGCTTCGCGTGCAGCGTTATCCATGGTCAGACCCTCACGAAGAGGCTTGCGCCTTGAGAGTCATTTTCAGCAGCTTCGGCTGCAGTGCGAGGTCGCCGTTTCGCGTCACGTAGAACGAGCGCGGGTCCAGCGTGTATTCCCCAACCGGGTAGTACAGAGCGGCGCCTTCCTCGTTTTTCTCGAGGATGATTTCGGTCTTTTCCGGGTAGGGGTTGGGCTTGCCGTTCCTGTCAAACGTGTGCACGTAGACGGTCTGGAAGTTCAGGTCATAAGGCTTGCCCGAGGCCTTGGCGTTGCCGCGTTGGTTGCGGACATCGGTCGACTTCACCGAGATTTGAATCATGCGAGCTCCTGTAAATGACTGCAACATGCAGTCACAGGGCTGGACTATGGCGGTGACTGCACATTGCAGTCAAGAGATCGAGATAATGACTGCAATCTGTAGTCAACAAGCCACAGGAGAACACATGGAAACGACGATAGAACTGCTGGAACAGGCCCTCAAACAGCACCCCGCACCGTACTGGACTCAGCGGCTAAACCTTGCGCGCACCACGCTGGCGACCGCCAAGGTGCGCGAGCATCTGAGCCCTGCGATAGCCGGAGCCCTTGCCGAAGAAATGGGCGAGGACGCTCGAAAATGGATGGTGATAGCAGCGCTAGAAAGCGAGCGCGAGAGCGCCTGCAAGTCGCGCATGGTGCGCAAGTTCCTGGTAGGCGGCGCCCTCACCCTAGGCGCCATCGGGACCGCTGCGGCCCAGGCGGTCTGTATATTATGTTAAATAACAAACGCAGATAACAGCCTGAAAACCAAGGCAAGGCACTCCTCCAGTGCCTTGCCTGCTTCGTTTTCAGCTGTTCAAGACGGTTTCCAGGCCTTCAAGCTCCTGCTTCAGCAAAAGC